ACTTGTTGTAACTTTAGATGTGTAATCTGAATAAGGTCAGCAAATGTAATCATTCTTCTAACCAAAGATTCAATTACACCTTTGTACATTCTTGGTGCGTTAACAACGTATGGAGAAGAAACATGCTGTGAAGCTGACTTAGGACGAACCATATTCTTTGCCATCTCCCACTTGAGCATAATGTTTGTTCCCATAACCATCACACCCTCATACCATACTTCTATCTTCTTTTCAATTCTTTCGAATCTTCCTTCCTCCATCATCTCTTCTGGTGGGTTGAATGAATCGTCTTTCTCGATTACACGCTGTCCACCATTGTCAAGAAGTTTCTTTTTGTAAACAAAGCTCTTGTCTGTTTTGTAGCTAAAGTAAAGAAGTGTAGCTGTATCTCTATTGAACATAGAGTTTTCATAGAACCTAGACACATTGTAGTAATCGTACCAGCTTTGGCTGTACTTTGAAATGTTATCTAAATCTTCATTAGTTAGACTTGGGTCAATCTTCCTGAGTTCAGTTACTGGTACAGTTTTAATCTCACCCCAGTAGAAACAATCTCTAAAGTTATTGTCCTCGGTATAGCTGTAAACTAAGTTTGCTGGGTCTACATAATCAACCTTAACTCCAGCTCCAGGTAAAAAGCTATGCTTAACAGCTCCCATACCTATTGTAGTTAAATCATAGTTTACTCTTTTCTTAGTCTCATCATAATGATTCTCATCAAGAACAGTGTTAATGGCTTGCTCTTGAGCTATCTCAATAGACGGCTTGTACTTAAGCTGCATGTGAAGAGCCAGCTCTTCATCGCTTTCTGGAATATCTTGCTGTGGTACAGCAAATGCATCTATGCCAAAACTATCATTCATTTGCTCCAAGAAATCTTTTGCAACCATATCGGTTTCAATCATATCTTGATAAGCAATTCTTTTTTCAGCAGACATAGCATCTTGAGCATATGTGTTGATAGAGAATAATCTATCAGACATTCCATTCACAACTATATCTACAAACTTTGGTATGATTGGTATTGGAGTCCAATCTAAATTTAGATACGATAAATCTCCGTCTACCGCTAATTCGTTTTTATATTTTCCTACAGACTGTTCCCCTCGAGCATACAATCTCAATCTGTGGAAATCATCTAATTGTCTGTAGAACTTACAGTCACCACCACCACGTCTAAACCATTCGTATTGAATAGCCTGTCCAACCTGGAGACCGAACTCCATAGAAGCCTTCTCTGAGTCGCTAACAAATTGACTTGGAAACGATGCGCTATTAACTGATATGGTTACTTCCTTCATGTTATTATTTCGCTGTAAATTCCCTTATTATTATATCTTGCAAATTTAATGTTTATTTTTGACTGTCTTTTCTGGGGTGTATATTTGGTTCTTTGGTTAGCCATAATAGATAATCCAGAACTAATAGCTGCATCAAATTTGGTTCTATTGTTAATATCAAACTTCGCCCAATCCTCTAATGTTCTTGTAAAATACATAGCCCCCATATCGCCCGCATCTCTATAATCACCATTAAAATCTATACCTACATACTTCTCTATGTAAGACTCAATAGCTGAGGCGTGAGCCTGCTTTACATCTTCAGATGAGTTGGGTATCCCCCCAATCTCTTTCTCTGACTTAGAGAGCTTGTTAAAGGCCTTATCTGGCCTATTCATTGAGAACCCTCTATATCCTCTGTTCTTCATGTGATACAAAAGTCTTGGCTTGTTGTTTTCTACAAGCACTGGCATTCCGTAAAATACACACGCCATAAGAACCTCTTCAAAAAATATCTCTGCTGTTTGAGGTCTGGCTATATACTCAAGGAAAAACTCATTGCTTGGAGCTTCATCCATATTAAACTTGGTAAGTCCGTGCAAAGCTCCATTAGAACCTCTACCCACAACCGTACCTGATATATCATATGAGTCACAACCAAACGAACCTATGTGCTCGTTGCCAGGATACTTTACTCCATTCTTAACCACTATTCTATTTTGAAGGGCTTTACTTGGTATCCACGACACCAGGAATCTACCTCTTGGGTCTGGAGTCCATATTACTTGCGAATCTTCAACGCCATCTTTCCAGTGAAAAGAACCTTTAGTTAAATACTTTTCTTTTATAATAGAATCATTGTAGTCTACTTGCTGATATATCTTTGTTAGATTGAATATAGACGATTTGGTTTCATCTCTAAATGCATGAGACTCTGTTCTTGGAAACTGTCTGTAAAACTCATTAAGTGCATCTGGGTCATTCTTTAAACTTTCAACCTCATTCTCCCAATACTCTATAGCTCCTTGAGGAATGTAATCACCATAAGAATCCAATAGTGGTTTTGTTGGAGTATCTAAAACTGGCATTCCATATCTATCAATAAACCCCTCCATGTTCCATTCCATAGGAATAAACAAGCTATACATTCCACTCTTTGTCTGTCCGTTTGAGTTTCTTTTTGTTATGTCGGAATCATAGTATAACTTCTTAAAGTTATCTCCACCTTTATCCAAAGCATTTGATGTAGAGCCCATCATACACTTTCCTATAATTCTTCTACCCAACCTAAGACAAGTTTTTGTTACACGCCAGTTGTTAAGAATGTTGTCTGGTTTGTCCCACTTGCCACTTTCATCATGTACAAGGAGTAAAAGCTTTTCACCATCATAAGAGTTATCACCTGTATTCTTCCAGTCAATAGTTGTATCTAATCCTTCGAACACAATGTCAGATACAGAGTTCATATTCTTCTTTGTAATCTTAGAAGCTGGAACACGATATGCAAGCTCAGTCTTTGGTTTATCCATACCATCCTGTATGGGTTTGAAAAAGAACGGGTAGTTGTTTGATATAGGAACTACTTTATCTGTAAACATTTTCTTTGCATCAGAACCTGTCTTTGATAGTATTCCAACCCTTGCATCTTTGGCAAGCGTTCCAGTATTCACACACTCAGAAGAAGACATAAACGAAAATCCAGAGCGACGTATCTTTAAATACACCATTCCAAAACTTCTTTGGTCTGCCTTACAAGCTTCCCAGAATATAAAAAACAATCTGTTTGCTTCACGAAACTCTGGGTTTCCAACATCTATTTTAGTCCACTGAAGATACATGTAGTGAGTTCCTGTTATGTATGTTGGCTTTCCATTGTTCATAAACCACAGGCCATCTTCTCTTCTGTTGAACTCTTCTTCTATATAATCAACCCACTTGTCCTTAAACTCCTGAGCAGACTCATGCCACTGGAATATACTTGGTATCCTTGAAAGCTCCTTGGGATACTCTTGAACTTCCCAGTATTGCTCAGAAGAATCTTTGTGTCGTGAAAAAACTTTACGTGGTTTTTTGGGTAAAGCTATATTCAATCCACTAATAGATATTACAGAATCAATAGTTCCGTTTTTGGATATAACAACCATATCATATTTATCGTCATATCCATACTTCCAGCTCTTAGCCCTATTCTTGTTTGAGATTACATTCTTAGGGACATGGCCATGAAGCTCTTCATACAAACTATTTTGACCGTCTTTCTGCAAACCCCTGTAGTTTTTGTTCTGTTTTTTCTGTAGTCTTTCCAGCTAACATATTCTTTTCATTCTCTATTCTTGTTAAGATTTCAAATGCATCGAATATAGCTAGCTTCTTTGTAGCAGCTGCATTCTTCAATCTATCAGCAGCTAACTCTGGAGACAAATCGTCTAGTCCCTTTTTAATAATATCCTCCTTAGCAACCTTAATCAGCTCCTTTACAGCTGCCTCTCCAGCTTTTATAATATCTTCTTTTAACTTTCTAACTTCCATCTACAACAAGAGCTATATCATTAGACTTCATCCTATAAAGAATCTCACCATCAACATCAAATTCATATTCACTCTCTGGAGTAAAACATATTCTATCTCCAACATTCACACCAGAATCCTCAAGAAATTTATTGCTGTATCTAATATAACCAATTAAATCTTCATCTGGTTTTACAAAACAAAAGTCACCTATGGTGTGCCAACCATCTTTGTTTTTATACATAAAGAATTGATTGGGCTCTAGGAAAAACGTTTTGTCTTTTAAGAAACTAAATCCACTTCTTTCTTTCCCATACATATCGTAGTAAATCTTAAATACATTGTGGTGAACAAGAAGTGTATCTCCCTTTTGAATAGGGCCATCGTATCCAGATGGACACTCTATAACTTTAGCGTAACGATTAGATGCTTTGTGGTCTTCTTGTGAGGTGCTTGTTATGAAGTCTACATCCCCAATCTTTTTCACATTATCATAACGCCTACCACCGACAGGCTCAACGATAAAATAAAAGGGAGACTTCATTCAAAGTTGATATTGTATTCAACAGATATCGGCATGTTTGCATTGAACTCTTTCCAAAGGAATATTTCATCATTGCGTTCAATCCACACCTTTATACTATCTCTATCTTTATCGTGCTGAATTAAATGTATCGAGTGGCTGTCATTAAGAATATTTTGACCCACTATATAATGCATAGCACCCGACTTATAGTCAGGTCCTATGGATATCTTTCTTATATCCATTTTATTTTATTTTAATTTATCCTAGCTTCCAAATCTCAATACTAGCTGAAGG